TTTTGCTACAAAGTTTGGAAGGTAAGCGGCTGGGAACCAAAGGACTCCGACTTTGGGTGACGGTGAGAATCCGTCGTCCTTACCTTCCAATTTAGATTTTTAAAGTTTGGGTAGTTTTAGTGAGGAGAGTTTAAGGGCGCTGCGCAACGGTACTCTTAACCACTTAGACTAACTACCCAATTCAGTTTCGTGGTTACTCTATAAACTGTGCTCAAGGGGACGAACAGCAAAGTTTAAAGTATTCACTGAGTAACCACGAATTCAAAATGGGGTGCGGGATTCACAATAGGCATTAGCCCTTACGACTTCCCATAATAACACCCCACTCAGTTTGTGTAGTGACTTATGATTAAGACGGTAGGGAGTTTCGGCCGTAAGCTTCCGAGTTCTCAGAATCACTACACAATTCAATTTGTAGTATCGGCTAGGTAGACATAATACACGAAGAGACCAGTCTACAATGGTGCGTGGGCCTTTACTACAATTCAAGTTTCCTCATGCCGAGGAATAGGGACCCTTAGGGTAGAGCTTTTATTTTTAAACCTTCCTCGCTCTAACTTAAGGGTCCCTTCTTTTTATCTCAAGGACTAATCCTTGGAAGTTCAGACTACAACTTGGAAGCCCCATAAAAAGCAGGAAGTTTTCTTAACTCTTCCTGATTGGATTTATGAGGTATTGTATGGTGGAGCAGCTGGACCTGGAAAGACTGAAGCTCTCTACATGCTTCCTCTTGTCCGGCAATTTCATCAACATCCAAGATATAAAGGTCTTATCTTAAGAAGGACGTTTCCTGAACTTGAAGCGGAAATCATTCTCCGTTCCAAACAATGGTACGCGTCCACCGGGGCGAAGTACAATGAGCAGAAAAAGCGTTGGACTTTCCCTAATGGAGGATACCAAGGATTCGGTCATTGTGAGCATGAGAAAGACATTACCAAATACGACGGTGTCGAATACAATTACGTCGGTTTTGATGAACTCACGCACTTTACCGAATATCAGTATACTTACCTTGCAGGTTCGCGTGTCAGAAGCAGTTCCTCCGAATTGCCTGCTATTGTGCGGTCAGGAACGAATCCTGGTAACGTTGGACATAAATGGGTAAGAGATAGATTTGTTGAGCCTTATAAGGAGGGAATGAAACTTCTTAAGGATAAGCGCACAGGGTTGACAAGAATGTTTGTCCCCGCTTTCCTTGAGGACAATCCCACCTTAATGCAGAACGACCCGCTTTACGCTCAGAAGCTTATGATGCTTCCGACTGAAGCGGAAAGAAGGGCAAAGAGATATGGTGATTGGTATACGTTCGAAGGACAAGTGTTCCAGTTCAGATTGGAGCCTTTGCCCGATGAACCTTCAAACGCTTGTCATATCTGTGAACCCTTCCCTATCCCATTTTGGTGGCCAAAGGTCGCAGCTATCGATTGGGGATTTGCTGCTCATGTTTGGATTGGATGGGCAGCTATTGCTCCCGATGGAAGAGTTTATCTTTATCGAGAGTACTTTGAGAAACGGAAATTGCTCTCTGATTGGGCAACAAAGTTTAAGCATTTAAGTGAGAAAGATAATTTAGAGGAAGTTCATCTTGACCCATCTGCTTGGCAGAATCGTGGAGTCGAAACAATTGACCAGAAGTTTACTGAGTATTCTGGTTACACTCCGGTAAAAGCAATCAATGACCGCATTGGCGGTAAGATGCTCTTACATGATTACTTAAGATGGATTCCTAAACCAAAGCCTCAGTCAGTTGGCTTCGAGTTTGATAAGGAACTCGGGGATAAGATTCTTAGGAATTATGGGTTAGAGAAGTATCGGGAATATATCTCCTTCTTTGATGATAAGTCAGATGAAGGGCCACTGCCTAAACTCCAAATTTTTTCTAATTGCACTGCAATTCAAGACGCAATTCCTCAATGTGTTTACGACCCTAAGAATCCTGAGGATGTTTTAGAGTTTGACGGAGATGACCCTTATGATGGTATAAGGTATCTTCTTCAAGCTGTTGCAAGATTTAAAGAGCGGGCTGCTAGAGAAGGTCGGCGTTATGACCAGATGCAAAGGATTGAAGATAATTACAAGCGTGGACAAGAAACTGGAGATATGACCCAGTTCTACATTCATGCTAAACAACATTCGGCTCCGAGTGCGCCGTTTAGTGCTCGTCCAAGACGAAGAAGATAAGATGAATAATGTCTGGTATTCAATCGTCAGGTTTTTCCAGAAACTCTTTGTACCTCCTGAACTTACCCCGTTTGAACGATTCTTGGTGGCACAAGTATCACACCTTGAAAGCGAAATCAATAGGGAGCGAGAATTATCAAGGGAGAGAGAAAAAGAACTGCTGGAGAGATTATTACCAGGAAACAACTCTAGACCCAATGTTGTTCAAGAGACTCCTGTAGAAGTTAAGCCGAGATTAACTAGAGCACAAGAGATGCAAGCTCGGTTTGAGGAAGCTTCTAAGGAGCGATTGAAGGAACATTGGGAAAAGCACATAGAAGATTTGGAGCGGCGGAATGCCGAGCTTGAAAGCAAAACCAAAGTCAAAGAGTATACCACCGCCCCAGAAGAAGTCATTTAAAGGCCCGGTAATGCCTTTAGAGACTATGCTTGGTAACTTTAAGAAGACTAGTAAAAAGGTTGGTCTTCTAACGAAAGGGAAGTCTCGTGATTAACAACGATGATATCCAGGCTGAAGAGAATAAGCGGCGTGAAGTTGCAGTTAAGGCTGGTGATTCTGCTATCCGTACAAAGTATGAGCACTCGCCTTATAAGGAACTTCAGTTGAAGTTAGCTGAGCAGAATCCGAATGTTGAAGTTGAAAAAGAGTTCGGTGAGTTAGTCTCGAAGGACCCGAAGCCGGGCTTTAATTTCGTTCCTCCGATTAGCTCTTTAGTTACGGTTGATGAAATTAAGGATAAGAGAGACGAGTTCACTGAGGCAGCTAAGGCCGAAGAAAAGAATCAGAGGGATTTACAGAAGAAGGCTGCCGAAAATGAGTTGAAGGTTACGGGAACTTCTACGGGGCAGCCAAAGGTACCAAATGCTGACCTTGTTCAGGAACCTTCAAAGCCTGTTGCAGGCGATATTGGTGGAAAGTCTACTGAGCTTGTTAATCCTTCTCCTGCGGGCTCTGGCGATGCTAAGTCGGTTGGGGGAGCGGTCGTTAATAAAAAGTAAGGGAATCAAATGGCCTCGGAAGAAATCGAAGAACTTGATGAGGAAGTTGGTAAGAGAGTTTTAACGATTGCCGAGGGATTCGAGCGAGAGCACGAAGACATTCGCGATGACCATATTCTCTTAACTAAACGAGGAGAATATTACTTCCGAGGCCATCAAAGACTCTATTACGACCATTACGAAAAAGATGTTAGAGCTTTTCACGAGTCTCCTGATTATGACCCTTTAATTGATGCGGACTCTGAAAAGGTAGTAAATATTTTCCGTGCTCACGGTGAAGCTGTTATGTCAGCTTTAACCATTGAGATTCCGGGGGTTAACTTTCTCCCTGATGATGCGGAAAATGCTAACGATATTGATACGTCGAAGAATTATTCAGCTGCCGCTCTCTTAATTCAAAGACATAATGATGCAGAGATTAAGTATGCCCATGCGGTATATCTCGCATGGATTTCACCACTGGTTGCGGCGTATCACTATACGAAGTCAGATAAGAAGTATGGTTCGGTTAAAAGGCCTAAGAGTAAGACAGTAGAGGAAAGCCGAACTTGGTTTGAGTGCGGTAACTGTGGGGCAGAAGTTCCAGAAGGAACCGAGACTTGTCCTAATTGCCAGCATACAAACATTAAAGAGCAGACTGAAGTATACCCTGTTAATCGCCCAGATGGAAGCGAAGAAGTTCCTAAGACTCGCGTCTGTATCGAGGTGATGAACAATCAGTATGTTAAAGTTTCTCCTTTAGCAAAGACTCAGGCTGATACACCTTATCTTATCTATGAGTTTGAAGAGCATGTCTCATCTGCTAGGTTCCGTTACCCGGATGCTGATATTCAGCCGGGAGCCTCAGATACTTCAAACGAAAGGTATGGGCGAAATCCTCAAGGTAAGCACTATGAAGATTCGCAAATGGTTACAACTAAATGTGTTTGGTTGCGACCGGAAGCTTACTTTTATGAGGACTCCGATACGGGTAAGGCTTTATTAAAGAACTACCCTGATGGCATCTACGTCGAATACATTAACGATGTAGCAATGGCAATTAGGGGAGAATCTCTCGATGATTATTGGACATTACTTGAGATGCCAACCAGCTCTCATGTACACAATAATCCAATCGGTCAGCCATTGTTTGATATCCAAGATATTGAAAACGATATCATCAATCTCTCAGTAGATACAATGGTTCAAGGGATTCCGCAAACATTTGCTGACCCAACAGTTCTTGACTTTGAAGAGTACGGGAAGCAGGAACTTAGGCCGGGTAATGTCTATCGAGCTAAGAAGCCTGCTAACGGTGGATTAGGGGAAGGTTTCTACCAGACCCGAACCGCTACAATGAATCAGGAGATTGACCGATTCGAAAGCAAAGTTGACCAGAAAGGTCAATTCGTTGTCGGCTCATTCCCTTCGATTTACGGTGGTACACTAGAAGGAGGTTCCAAGACTTATTCGGAATACTCTTCTTCTAGGCAGCAAGCTCTCCAGAGGTTATCACTTATCAATAAGTCATTGACAAAGTGGTGGGCTCGAATTATGGAGAAGTGCGTTCCTCTTTACGTAGAGTCTCTTCTTGAGGATGAACGATATACTTACCAGACAGCACCCGGTGAGTTTATGAATCTTCAAATCAAGAAGGATGCAACTGACGGAAGAGTTGGTCATGTTGAGCCTTCTGCTGCTAATTCACTCCCAATGACTTGGGGTCAGCAGCGGGATATCATCATGAGTTTGATTCAGTTAAATAATGAAGCAATCAATGCTGTCTTGTTTAGTCCTGAAAATGCTTCTCTCCTTGTTCGAGTTTCTGGTATCCCAGAACTTAGAATTCCTGGGGATGATGCGCGAACAAAGCAGTATCGAGAGATTATGCAATTAGTCGCAACTGAAGCTACTGAGGTTGAAGGTAGTATGAATCCTTCAGTTGCAGTTGACCCTGAAGTTGATGACCATATGATTGAATCTCAGGTCTGCCGTTCATTCCTACAGAGTAAGAATGGACAGGACTTGAAGCAAACAAATCCAAGAGCGTACGCAAACGTTCTTGCTCATTACAATCAGCATTTAGCTGCTATGCAAACTCGGGCTCAGATGTTACCAACCCCGAGCGGAGCACCCGAAAATGGCGCAGTACGTTAACGGCCCGGAAGCTGAAAACAACGGTCAGTCAGATTTAGATATTCTTCAGGCAGATGAGGATGGAGCTGAAGAGACGCAAGAAGATGAAGTTGAAGAAGAAGCTGACGATTCTGAGGGAGAGGATGAAGACGACTCAGAAGATTCGGATTCAGAACAAGACGAAGAAGAGGATGATGAGGATTCTTCAGACTCTAAAGATGTAAAGAAGGAAAAGAAGGACGAAGATGATGAAGAAGACCACTTAAAGGTTGGTGGCTCTAAGTTCTCTGACCGTCCTACTTATGGACAGTTAAAGAAGGAATTCCCAGAACTGTTCAAGAAGTTTCCGGGTTTACGTAACGCCTTCTATCGGGAAACAGAGTTTACGAAACGATTCCCGACAGTTGATGATGCTGATGAAGCAATTGAGCAGTTGAATACTCTTAAGGAAGGGGAAGCTAAGATTTCTTCCGGCGACCCGGCAGTCTTCCTAGATATGCTCGGTAATTACGACCAGAATGCACAAAGGAAGTTTGTTAATAATTTCCTTCCTACTCTGTATAGTACGAATAGAAATGCATTCGCTGCAATTACTCAGCCTATTCTAAAGAATGTTCTTCGTGCTGCAGTAAGAGAGGCTGGTTTGCATAAGAACGAAGATTTGCAGAATTCAGCCCTTCATATCCATAACTTCATCTTTGGCGATACAGATATCGAAAAAGGTGTACCTAATCCTCAAGAGCATCTTGATAAGCGAGATGACCCTGAGCGAACAAAGTTTGAGAATGAGCGTAGGCAATTCTTAGAAACTCGCTCAAAGGATTTCGTTAAGGGAGTTCTCGATACAAGCTCTCGTCGAATTAACTCTCTTATCGAGGAAGGAATTCCTGAGAACGCTACGGCATTCGAAAAGGAAAGCTTCGGCAACAAGGTTAGGAATAAGCTTGCTGCTGTTTTACGAGAAGACCCTGAGCATATTTCCGTTATGAAACGGTTACATACTCAGGCTGAAAAAGCGGGATTTACAAAAGAGTTCTCAGACAGAGCATCATCCGCGTACCTGTCGCGCGCCAAAGTTGCACTCCCCGCAATTATTAAGGAAGTCAAGTCAGAATTCTCTAAGGGTAAGAATTCTTCTTCGGCTCCTCCAAGGCGAGCGACGAACTCAAACTCTAGACCTCCAATTCGGAGTTCTAAAGTAACCGAGGATGCAGAGAAGAAGGTTAAGTCCGGAAAGATGTCTGAGCTTGATTTCCTAAGAAGTTAACAAAACTTTTTAGGAGTCACTACATTGGCCGCACAGAGTAATGCAGATACACTCGCACTCCAGTTAGAGCGGGTTGAGAAGAAGCTTCCAACGCTGTTTGAAGTTAATGATACGTTCTATTCGATGGTTGAAAAGAATACGGACGTGAAGGTTGTGAGTTCGCTCGATATGCGAATTCCGCTCGAAATGGCTCCCGGTGGTTACTTCGGTCAGTATAATCCTGACGGTGGAAACCTTGGTCGTGGTGCTGCTTCGATTTACGAGAATGCTCTCGTTCCGACAGTTCATTTCCGTTACGCTTTGGAATGGACGAAGAAGGCGGAATGGGCAACGCAGGGTGATGCTAAGGCAGTTACTAACATCTTCCAGCGTAATCTTGCTAAGGCTATGCCTCGTTTCCGTGGTCATATGGATTCGATGTGCTTAACCGGCGGCAATGGCGTTCTTGGTACTGTTACAGCGGAATCGCAGTCCGGCGGTGTTGATACTGTTGTTCTTGATGCGGATTTCGGTGTTAAGCTTTTGATGCGTGGTCAGAAGATTAATGTCTACGATTCGACTCTTGCAACTCAGCGAACTACGCCGGGCTCTGAGCCTGAAATCACTTATCGCGATGTCGGTACTCGAACGATTAAGTTCGCTTCGGTTTCTGGTATTTCGGTCGGTGATAAGATTGTCATTGAAGGAGTTTCGGGAGCTTCTCCTGTTTCTCTTCTCGGAGTTCCTTATCACGTTTCCAATTCGACGTCTGGCGCTTGGTTAGGTTTTACGCGTTCGTCCACTCCAGAAGTTCGCGCAGTTGGTATTGATGCTGGCGGTTCCGGTTTAACGGTTCCTTTCCCCCGCCTTCTCCTTACCCAGATGCGCGACCGTATGGATAACTCGGGTAGCAAGAAGCCGAATGTTAAGGCTTGGATGCACCCGGCGCAGGTTGCTGCGTACGAATCTCTCGGAATGCTTGTCTCTGATATTAATCGCCCAGCAACGGGCGGTGGTGGATTAGACCTGTATTTCGGTGAAGATATGAAGATGGCCGGTGTTCCGGTCATGGCAAACTACAAGTGGGATAAGCGCCGAATTGACTTCCTGAATATGGATTCATGGGGTCGAGCCGAGTTCCACAAGCCTGGTTTCTATACCTCCAACGGTGATAAGTTCTTTGAAGTTCGTGGTTCCGATGGTGGTGTTGTGACCAGCACTCTTCTGTATCTCGTTTCCTCGTGGAATCTTTTCACGAGCAACCCACAGGAGAATGCTTATATCTATAACCTTGCAATCCCGGCTGGTTACGCCGATTAATAGTTAGCTAGGGGATACTCCTATAGTGCCCTGGCTAAATGGGATAGGAGTATCCCCGAAATGTTGGATGAGAAGCTAATTAATAGGAAACTCAAAAGATTGTATGGTGAGCAAGAGGGCGGGCAGAATTTCAGGCTCGTTAGAACAAACGAGCAGTTCGAAGTTCGAAACGCCCCAATTTTTCACGAGTTTGCTATTGCACCAACTTGGAAGTTCCAACGGCTTCCAAAATACAATTACTTAGGTGACTATCGATATTGGGTTCTTGAGCGTTTATTCCCTCTAACAGAGGATATGAATAAACATATTGCAGGTACCTGGACTTACGAACCAGTTTTCATTTACTGTAATGTAGAAAACAAGGACCCTCTTCCTGTTACCGAAGATTCAATTCACGCATTTATCGGCTTATCTTTAGCCGGGCCTAAACGTAAGAAGACTCCTCAAGAGATTACTGCTGAAGAGGAAGCTTTCTACGAGAAACAATCAACTGTCATTCTGGAATATCTTCAGAATGAGATGCCCTCAATGGCCGTTCAGCTAAGGGCTGGTTCGGGCATTGCTGTTCCGGAGAAGTATGGCGAAAGCGACAATCGTATCATTTCATCCAATGGCGATTCGGGAATTCAAGCCGGGGATGGCTCAATCGTATCTTCTGATTCCTCCCGCTCCGAAGGATGATTTCGTTTCAGTTCATGTTTACGACAACAGCTTTGGTGTCTATTTCGACTCAGACCGAGGTAGTTTGCAGGTTCCTGAGCCAGCAGATATTTTTGCTGAGAATTCTATTCAAACTTTCCTTTCAGCCCAGATTGGTCGTAATACCGAAACTGGTGCTGAGCCCGGAATTTTTTGGGTAGAAGGACACCTCTCACGGGAAGAGATTAAGAAGAACTATGCTGAACAGTTAACTAAGGCTCGTTTAAAGCAGAATCTTTGGTTTGGTATGCTGGTTCAGAAAGCTGACTTAGATTGGGCTAAGACTCAGCAAGTCAATCACATCTCTGATTTACAGCGTAAGGCAGCCGAAGGTTTAAATCTTGAGCGGGAATGGTTGTTAACTTCAGCAACGATTGGGCAAGAACGTTGTCCAGCTTGTTCATATATTCTACCCAATCCTGTTCCTCCTATCTGTATGAACTGTAAGATGATTTTAGATGAGGAACGAGCAAGTAAGCTCAAATTCGCTAAGGTATAAACATGACCGGCACTGAGGTGATGGACAGAGCTAGTGCGAGCTTGAATGACCCTGGAAGGGAATTGTTTACAG